AAGTAGACGTAGCCACACATAGTACTCATGGCACACCAACCAATCGTAGCCACCCATAGCATGAGGCCATGGTAGTGGAGCGAAGCGGGTCTTCTTCTGCATCGGAAAGCGGTGCAATAGGATACTAGTATACCTATCTGACCGGGAGCGTTCCCATTCTGTCTTCTGCCTTTCTGTCTTCTTGTCTTCTGTCTTTTGTCTTCTCTTGTGTACGCTTTTTGTATCTAACTGTACTCAACCTGACCCTTTTATTCATCTCTTCTTCCCCTCTTTCTTCCTCTTCTCAACCACTTAGGCACCTGACGCATCTAATTTACCCCCTGAGGGATGTTTACACACAGTCTGACCACTGACCCTTAGCCCCCGAAGAATCACTCACGCGGCTGTCAGTGGCTTCTCAGAGCATGTGACCTAGTGAAGTCTGGGTCTATGGTGGTGTGGGTGTGTGCTGTGCGTTAGCCATGAGCGTAGCGAATTCATAGCAAGCATCCATCAGCCTAGCCCTGCCCTGTCTGTTGCCTTGCAGTGACCGATCTCGAGGGGGGGTACCCCGCTTGCAGTTGGCAGCCCCAGTTGGCAGTAACCCTCTATGAATTTTTGGTCGATTTGAAGGGTCTGACAGAACGCTAGAGGACTAGTTTCACTAGTAATACTGGAAGTCTGAGGGGGATAAAGAGACTATGTACTTATTGGGAAATAAAAGTCAACCCCTCTTGTAAGTCCCTGATACTACTAGGGTAGGCGTTACTCTTTTCCCTTGACAGGTTTTGGCAAAAAGAGGAAATCTGTACACTATGGCAAAAGACCACACTGTAACGGTCTATCAAAATGCGGATAATCACAAGCTACTTCATGACCTGTATATGATTACCCGGAAGCAAATTGAGGGACTAAGACGCAAGGTAGAGGACGAGGACGAATTAACGGCTAAAGACCTTAAGACGTTAGATCTCTGCTACGATGGCTTGAAGAAGCTAATCGGTATTGAGAAGGAGCTTAAGACTGACACCTTAGCTTCTATGACAGACGATGAGCTAAAAGCTCTCGCTCGCAAAACATTAAGGGAAGCTAATGCTCCAAGCGCAAAGAAATGATTGAGATAAGGCCCTATAAGACTTTAGACGAGGATTTTATCTACCACTCCTGGTTAGCGTCGGTTGACTACAATATACCCGGCGTTCAGCGTATGACCCGATTAGTTATTGACACTTGCGTACAAGATGGCACTATCTTAGTGGCGTGTTCGGACGAAGACCCAGATCATATCCTGGGCTGGTTGGGGTACACTGAAAAGCTTGGCTATCCTACTCTTCTCTATGCTTTTGTTAAGAAGAAGCTTAGGAATCATGGGATAGGGGGAAAACTCATTAGGGCTAAGTTTCCTGGTGAGGGGACTATTCCTACAGCCTTTTGGTCGTATTGGTGTCAGAAGTATAACTTGAAAAGGAAGTGGGGCCTACGGTTTAACTCTCTTCTCTTACCCGTATTGGTAGACAGGGTTCATGGCGAAACAGAAACTCAAACCTCAGACGAAAGCTAGGCGTAACGCGCAGCGGCGAAAGCCGAATATTGCGCTTGGTAGCAGAGAGGTTCTTGAGGCTGTCGTTGGTCGGTTTGGTATACCTGCGAAAGCAAGGGTAGTTAAGAGAACTTCTGACATCACCCTCAACTTCAAGCGCCACCTATTCAAGGAGCAGCTTGACTTCATCAACGATCCATCCAAGCGGAAAGCTGCACTGTGTACTCGTCGTGCTGGCAAGTCCTTCGCTGTCTCGAGGTATCTTATCCAAGAGGCGCTAGATAATCCTGAAACCTTGTGCGTCTATATCGCTAGGACAAGAGAAGCCGCGAAGCGGATTCTGTGGAACATGCTTAAGCAGGCCGACAAGCAATACCGGCTTGGATTGAAATTCAACAACGCTGCACTGGTGGCCAAATTCCCCAACGGCTCGGAAATCATCTTTACTGGTGCTAACGATGCCTCTGATGTGGATAAGCTACGTGGAGCCGCGTTTTCGTTGGCGGTGCTTGATGAGGCCGCCTTCTTTAATATTAACGTCAAGGAATTGGTCCGTGACGTACTAGGCCCCGCGCTGTTAGATTCCGATGGGACTCTAGCAATGATTAGCACGCCGAATGAATTATGCGCGGGGTTTTTCTACGAAATAACAGAGCTAGAGAAATACGGGTACTCAACACACAAATGGTCTATTAAGGACAACCCGTTTATGACGCAAGCCGTCAAAGCGATAGAGCGTGATGTTAGGGCGGGAATTCTAGATCCTACGGACCCGGCATACAAACGAGAGTATGAGGGCCTGTGGGTAAAGAACGACAGGTCTATTGTATACAGATACTCAGACGTAAACCTCTATGACGAGCTGCCGGAGAATTGCTTTTGGGAATACATCCTTGGGGTGGATTTAGGTTATCACGACCCGACAGCATTTATTGTGGCGGCATACTCAGATGACCATGAAGAGCTATTCATCCTAGAGGACTTTAAGAAGTCGAACATGCTTACCTCCGACGTGGAGGATATGATCAAGGAATACCAGTCACGCTTTAATTTTACCAAGATTGTTATGGATACCGGAGGCGGCGCCAGCCGTATGGTGCTCGAGACTTTTAAAGAAAGAACCAGCCTGCCAATAGAGCCCGCAAAGAAAAGCGGAGACAAAGTAGGACTTATCACTATGATGAATGCAGACCTGGCCCGAGGGCTGATTAAGGTCAAAAGAAACTCAGAGCTTCTGGCTGAATGGGATAAGTTACAGTTTAATCTTGCTGGTACTGCCGAAGATAAGCGGTTTGATAACCACTTAAGCGATGCGGCACTGTATGCTTGGATGGAATCTCGACACTTTCTTTACGAAGAAAAATCGAAACCACCTGCTTTTGGTACTTCTGAATATTACAAGCAATTAGAAGACAAGATAGAAGAACGACTACTAAGAGAGCAAGAACAGGATAGTGGTCACGACGAGGACTTATGGGGCGTTGGCTATTCAAACGACGACGCTTTCTATAATTAAATTACATAGTTACAATAGCAAGGATTTATAACATGGCGCAAGACCCTAGAAAATTACGGAAGCTTTTAGACATTTTATCGCAGTATGGAGTCACAAAGTATAAGTCAGAGGATGTAGAGATTGAGTTGATCAGCCCGGTAGCTTTAGCACAAAATCTGTACGCTTCTAGCGAGGATGATGCAATTTCGGTTGCAAATAACGAGTTTTCAATGGATAATTACGACAAAGCGCATTCAACCGACATTAAAAGCACTGGAAACAGTAACGCAAATGCAGAAGGCTATATGGGTTATTCTGACGAAGAAATTCTTAATTGGAGTGCTGGCTGATCATGTATGGAATTTTTGACGACGTATTCTGGTGGCAAAGCAAGAAAGACCCACATCTTGCGATAGATAAGTATATTACTGTTCTTCGGGATGACCAGCACGACTTCTATAATGATCTAAACACCTTTGTTGGCTTGTACGGTGGACAACCACTTCACAACTCAGAGGATACCTTTAGATATAGAAACAATCGTCCTCGATTAACTTTCAACATTATCCATTCTCTCTGTCAGGCCGCTACGGCCAAGATTGCAAAGCACAGACCCGGCATTTCTTTCCTTACCTCTGGTGGCGACTGGTCGCAAAGACGCAAGGCAAAGAACCTTGATAAGTTTATGCAGGGTCAGATTTACTCGACTAAAGCATACAGTGTTGCGCAAAAAGCTTTTCTTGATGCCTGCATTGTTGGGACGGGTGTTATTAAGATCTTTATAGAGCACGGCAAGACAAAGCTCGAGAGAGTCCCCCTGGTTGAGCTTACTATTGATGGCGCCGAGGCCGGAACATCCGACCCAAGGCAGATTTTTCAAACAAAGCTAGTTTCTCGTCATGTCTTGGCTGCAAAATTCCCTAAGTTCAAAAAGGATATTTTGGCAGAGTCAGAAGACTCCAAGGACTCTAACGGTGAGGATAAGAAGTATTCAGACCTTATTAAGTGCCACGAAGCATGGCATCTACCGTCTGGACCTGATGCTGGTGACGGAAGGCACATTATTTCTATCTCGTCAGCAACTCTTCTCGATGAGGAATACGATAGAGATTACTTCCCCTTTACATTTATCAGGTGGACTGAATCCCCTGTCTCATTTTGGGGCAATGGCCTAGCTCGAGAAGTCAAAGGCATTCAGGTAGAAGTGAATAAGCTTCTTGCACAGATTCAACAGCAGATGCACCTTTCAACTCCAAAGGTATTCATTGAGGACACTAGTAAGATTGTTAACTCTCACCTTAATAATAGGGTATGGGGTGCAATTCGCTACAGAGGTACACCTCCTCAATTCTTCGTGCCTCGCTCTGTTTCCGGGGAAATGTTTCAACACCTTGATAGACTTGTTAATCAGGCTTATGAGATGACGGGCATTTCTCAATTGTCGGCACAAAGCAAGAAGCCCGCAGGTCTTGAGTCAGGCCGGGCGCTTCGGGAGTTTTCCGATATTGAGTCAGAACGATTCATGGTCGTTGGACAGGCTTACGAGAATGTGTTCATTGATATTTCTAGCCAATTAATTTCTCTTGTTAAGGAAGCAGAAGAAGCTGGTGACAAGGTTACGTCTGTAAGCTTTTCTCAGAACTCAGGCGTTGAGAAGATAAATTGGAGTGAAGTGAAGATGGAGGAAGATGAGTATATCATGCGGATACAACCCGTTGGTTCTCTTCCCCAGACACCGGCAGCAAAGCTAGCCAGTGTTACAGAGATGCACATGAACGGAATGTTCACAAAGGAAGAAGCGCATCAGCTACTAGAGTTTCCCGATCTTGACAGAAGCAACAAACTTAAAAACGCAAACATCGAACTCATTGATAAGATTATTGATGATATGATTGATAAGAAGAAATACACTCCCCCGGAACCATATCTTAATTTGGAACTAGGCATAGAGCGTGTTCAGCAATCCTATAATTTAGGAAAAATAGAAGGCGTTCCCGAAGAGAGACTAGAGCTTTTGCGACGATGGATCGCTCAAGCAGTTTCACTAACGGACGCAGCAAAGCCACCACAACAAGAATTAGCAGGTATGATGCCTCCGGGTATGCCGCCTGGTATGCCTCCGGGTATGCCTCCCGGCCCACCCCCTGGATTACCGCCAGGACCAATGGGTCCAATGGGACCAATGGGACCAGCGGCGCCAGGTCCAGCACCAATGCCTCTACCGCCAGGCGCAATGCCGCCACCAGGAGCATAATTAATGTCAGAAGCAGCAGAAGCAGTATCGGAATCATCAGAAGCAGCAGAGGCACCTCAAGCAGAGTTTTCCGATCCAGCAGAGCAGGAAATGCCTTCCTTTAATATCTATGAGGAAGCAGAGCCAGAACCGCAATCCGCAGAGGGCGATAGCGTTTCGGAGAAGCCTGTAAAAGAAGAGGCAGAAAAGGAAAGTTGGAGTGCCAAGATAAAGAGAGATAGGGCACAGCGTAAGAAAGAGATAGAGTTAAAAAAGAAAGAACAAGAGCTTTCCCAAAAAGAGATTGGGCTTTCCAGCGCCCAGCAGATGAGAGATGCCTTTATTAAGAATCCAGAAGAATTTTTGCAGAACCAGGGCATTGATCCCATGGAGTTTTTTGCAGACTGGACGAATAGGATCTCAACAGGGATTAACGAACCAACCGAGAACACTCGACTATCGAGTACAGAACGACAAGTTAAGGAGCTACAAGAAGAACTACAAAGAAGGGACAGGGAGCGGCTTGAAAAGGCCAGCGCCCAACAGCAACAGCAGGCAATTGAACAGTATTATTCTCAAATTGATAATTTTGTTAAGTCTACTGATGACTATCCCTTAACTAAGGAGCAATGTTCTTCTCAGGATATTGCCCAAGGTATCGCAGCATATTACCAAAAAACCGGCGTTGAGCTTGGTTTTGATGAAGCATGTAAAATGATAGAAGATGGATTGGTCGAGAAAGAGACTAATATCTTTAACGATCCAAGCATTATCGCAAAATTTAAAAAGTATCACAACTTAGACGCATCAAATAACAAGGGCAGACGGTCGCAAGTTACATTGTCCAGCAATTTACAAACCCAACCTACTAAGACTCCGGCAGAAGATATGACCGATGACGAGATCTATGAGTTTTGGAAGGGTAAACTATTTACTTAATTCATTAAGAAAGGAAGATCGCTATGGCGTCTTTTAACTTATCGAACTTCGATGCGGCCATGAAGCACATGTACCCGTATAAGAAGGTTGAAAACATGGTCTACCAGAATAATCCTCTGTTAGCCATGATCCCTAAATCTACAAAATTCCCAGGACGGAATGCTACATTTGGAGTCGAGTATGGCTTGACTAACGGACGTAGTGCTACGTTTCAAACCGCACAGAATAACCGAAGCGGCACCAAGATCGAAGATTTTGTTGTAACTCGTGTTAAAGATTATGCGGTTGTTTCGGTTGATAATGAGACTTTGCTGGCGGCAGACGGAAACGAAGGTTCCTTGCTTGACGTTGCAAAATCAAAGACTGACTCTGCTATCCATGCTCTATCTCGAGCAATGGGCCGTGATATTTATCGCGGTGGTACTGGTCAGATTGGACAGGTTCACGCATCTAGCTTTACTGGTGGCGGAACCGCTCTCGTTCTTATTGAGGGACACGGCGTAAACTTTGAAGTTGGAATGCGACTTAAAGCAAGTGCTACTGATGGTAGTGCTCTTTATGACGGTGTTTTGACTGTTACTGCTGTTAACGGCGACACCCTTACAACTGATGTAAATCTTACTGTGGGTATTCCATCATTATCAACTAGCGATTTTCTCTATGTTGAAGGTGATGGCTCCGGTTCTACAACCAACCTAACAAAGATTGCCGGTCTTGATGCCTGGATTCCAGCTACTGTTGGATCTGGCGCATTCTTCGGCGTTGACAGAACTCAACACGCAACCCGTCTTGGTGGTCAACGTATTGATTGGAATGCTAGTATGCAGCAGACAATTATTGATGCGGCAGTTAGAGTTGCCCGTGAAGGTGGTCGTCCTGATGCTTGCTTTATGAACCCTACACAATGGGCTACACTAGCTCTTGATCTTGAGGGTCAAGCATTGGTAGCTGGTGGCAAGCATAACCGCCGTTATGATCCCAAAGATAAAGTTGGGGTTTTCGGATTTTCTAGCATTTCTATCGCTACTCCAACTGGAATGGTTGATGTTTATGCAGATCACAACTGTCCAATTGGTGTTGGCTATTTGCTACAATTGAACACTTGGGAGTTCAAGTCCCTCGGAACTGCTCCACGTCTTCTTGACTTTGACGGCCTTAAAGGTGTTCGTCAGTCAAATGAAGATGGTGTAGAATACCGATGGGGTTACTATGGAAACTTAATTTGTAAGGCACCTGGCTTTAATGCTCGCGTAGCCCTAACAGCATAAGGAGATTAAAATGGCCTTTGTATCAACACTTGGCGGAACTGAACAAATTATTGTTGCCGGTTCTTTTGATAATGATTGTTCTGTTGTTCGCGGGACCGGATTTTCGGTTGCTGTTTCAAGTGGTGTTTTCACCATTACGCTTGACCGTAAATACGATGGACTTATTTCTTGCACCGCAACTGTTATGAATGCCACTAGTGCTACCGGCGAGTCGCTAATCGCGGCCCTAAAGTCGCACAGCGTTTCTGACGGAACAGCTGGTGGAACCATTGTTATCGAGACAATTGATGACGATGGTAATATTGAGAGTACCCCCACATCAGGAACAGAAGTTCACTTCTGTGCGATTTTGACTGCTGATCTAAATGCAGATGGGGATCGAGCATAAAAACCTAGCAGGGGGGCCTAGTGCCCCTCTGTTTTTTTTACTTGGAGAGTTTTATGGCTAAGAAAGAAAACGTTCTAGCTATTATGCTTGGTGGCAAAGCGCCAAAGAAAAGCAAGAAAAGCAAGAAAAAGAACGAAGAAAAAGATTACCACGATGACGAAAGCTATGGTGAAGACTATGGTGAAGCGTTTGAAGAATCAGCCGAAGAAGCTTTTCAGGCTTTAAAGGACGATGACTCAGAAACATTTGTATCTGCGTTAAAAGATGCGATTCATCTCTGTATTGAAGATGACGAGGAGTAGCCATGCCTGATGACTATGCCAAGTTAGAGCTAAAGGGTGTTTACTCAACTGTCTCGGACTTTAGTACTCCGCGCACCAAGTTTAAGCCTGCGTCTTATACGGTAAGACCTGACGAGTATTTTCATTGCGAGGTTCAGGCCGCTCTTGCTACCGATACCGTTGGTCATACGACAATAGATACTTCCATATTTGATTCCGCTACATTGCTTGTGATTAAAAACAAGGATGCAGACAATTACGTTACGGCGACATTTGATTGTGCAGGAATGTCGACCACGGATACTAGCGTAAGGATTCATGCTGGCGGATTTTTTGTTACGACAGACTTTGTTCCAAATGGTAGCGCCAAGCTTAAACTAATTGCCAATAGTGCTCGTGTTGAGTGTGAAATATTTATAGTTGGTACGTGATGGCTGATAAGTTCCAGGTTGAAATTCATGGAGTGTTTTCGGACAATTCTGATTATTCAGATCCGGGCACTGAGTTTTTGCCGGAACCTTATGAAGCCCAGCCAGATGAATTTATTCAAATGGTTGTAGAAGGTGAAGTTTCGATAGGGACTGATATTGATACTAGTATTTTTGAATCAATCTCTATGCTAATAGTTAAAAACATGGAGACTACGGCGGGAAGGGTTGGTCAAGTAACAATAGCTAACGCTACCCATACAAATCCTGGCGCTGGCTCTGGCTTTGTGAGCCGTATTGATCCTGGCGGAATATTTGTAACAACTGATATAACGCCCGCAGGCAAGGTAAACGTTGGACGACAATTTGGCGAAAGTGATTCAACGGTAATGTTTGAAGTCATTATAATTGGCTCATAGGGGAAAGAAATGGCAACAGATTTATCAACGCTGAGAAGCAGAGCAAGAACCAGGGCTGATGCTGTTGGCAACAACTTCTTTTCCGATTCTGAGATTGATCGTTATATCAATGTCGGACTTGGTGAGCTTCACGATATCTTGGTTCAGCAGTTCGAGGATTACTATGTAACCTCTGTTGAGTTTAATCTTGAAAGCGACAAAACAACCTACACCTTTAATGAGCTAGGAATTAGAAACTTTTACAAGTGCCTTGGTGTAGACTGCACTGATAGCGGAGAGACTATACGTCTAAGACGATTCTCATTCTCCGAACGCAATAGATATGAGTCAACGGCCATCACTGGTCGCGGCGGCTATACTGATTATCAATACCAGATAAGAGGAAACGGGGTAGAGTTTATCCCCAAGCCGAACACGACAAGCACAATTAAGCTTTGGTACATTCCTTCATTTGTCGAACTCGAGGAAGACGATGATGAGATTAATTCTTTCATCATGTCAAATTGGGAAGAGTTTGCTGTTGTTACGGCAGTTTACAAAATGAAGGAAAAAGAAGAACTTAGCACTACTGTTATTGAAAGAGAGCTTGAAGGCTTAAGAGCAAGAATTGAAGAAGCAAGCCAGAACAGGGACGCGGGAGATCCTGGTGGAGTCACAGACGAGCTAACGGGAACTCGACCTGGTTGGCTAAGAGCATTTAGATGAAAAGATTTGATTCGCAGTATGGGAGCAATGAGGATGCGAATAGGCAGCAATCCGCGCTTCAAGAATCTATCGGGTTTCTTAGGGATAAGGAAATCTTGGATGGAAAGCTTGTTACTGTTGATGTTCCTAATGGCACAACCGTTGCGGTAGGCCATGGGTTAGGTCGAAAATTTAAAGGGGTTATTCCTGTTCTTATCAGGATAAAGGCGACAGGGGCCATTCAAACCTATGATTATTTTGTCCCTCAGCCTAGCAGCGATGAATCTCTTTACTACAATCTTAGCATACTAGGTTCTAACGAGTTAACTGTTTCATTTTGGATATTCTAAATGCCGTTAAGAAAACAAAAAGCTAGCTTAAAATTTACCAACGGTATTCAGGGGAAGGTTGATCACAAGATCCTTCCGAAAGAATACTTAACCATTCTGGAAAACGGTAGATTCAGTAAGATTGGCGCTATTGATAAGAGAACGGGTTATTCGCTTATTGATAAGTCTGCTAGTGACATTGTGGATTATAAAAACTCAATAGTTGCTCGAAACACCATCATTGGTGATAGGGCTTCTTCGGGCACTGTTACAACGGGCGCTGCATATAATTATGGCTCTGGTGAGTTTATAGGCGATAAAGGCTATTCAGAAGGTATTGATTATACCATGCTGCCAGTCTCAAAAGGCTCCACTGTAAGACAAGAAGACTCTAACACCGCAATTAGCGCTGATGGAAAATATGCTTGTGTTACTTTTGTAGATGTTGATTGGGACCAAACTAACGATAAAAAAGTATACAGTAAGAAATTCTCAATAGTAGACAGAGAAACTAACACCGTTGTTGAGTCAGATATAAAGCTTGGCATTGCAAAATACTCAGGAAACAACGGAAGAAGAATGAAGCCTGTTTGGGTGGCTTCTCAAAGCAAGTTCTATATATTTGGCGAAGAAGAAGGCGCCTTAAATGTATGGGTGGTAGATCCTGCAACAAACCCAATCGTTGTTAAGAATACGGCAGGAACAACAACTAAGGCAGGATCAGAACTTATTGCCACTGCCAACTACCCATTAACAATTAGTGGGACCTATGTTTTAACAACAGCCTCTTTTGATGTTTGCGATAGCGCTACAACTTCAAAGGTTAACATTGCCGTAACTTTTGCGACAGGCGGAACAACTCGTGTTCGCTACTACCAGTTTACGGCGCCAAGTACACTAAGTAGCTCTATTTGGGAAACAAGTGTTTCCGGCGCCTATGTTCCTCATCTGGCAATTCATCGAGCCGGTGTAAGTGGAACACATGCCAATAAAATATCAGTAGCGCATCAAGACGGTACAACTCTTCACCTAACAACGTGTGCAGAAGGTAACGGCTCCACAACAACCGCCTCAGTAGGCATTGGAAGTAATAACTATGTTAGGGGCGTATTTAGGGATAGCTTAAACCCGAGAGTGACATCTACTGATGATGTTCAATTTATCTTTGAGGTGGGCAATAATACGATGGCTTCTGCTGGTACAAATTGCCAGTTACTTCAAATAGATGGAATCCATGCAAGCCTAAAAAGCGCTATTGGTTGTTTTAAGTACTTATCAAAGTCTTCCAAGATTGCATTTGCACTAGGGAAGGGTCCAGTATCAATAGGGACCTATCACGCCGACAATACCACAAAGTCAAATCAATCAAGTCAGCCTATAAAGTCTATACAGATTATCGAAACAGATACTAACGACCATCCTGAAAGATATAGCAGCAACGTTACCAATTTCAACACCGGCGCGGATAGCATACCTCAAAATATGTTTAACGCTGCAACTGATGCGTCAGCATCACTTCCTTGCTCGTCTATTTCTGGTCAGACACTTACTGTAACTTTTGAGCCTCCAATTATTTTTGGATCACACGTTAAGGTATTTTTTGGGGCTAATTCGTCTGGTAATGAAATTGAGTGGCGTCTGAATGGAGGAGGAGGCTTTACGGGTATCGGTACATCATCTGCACACGATCTATTTGATATTGTTGCAAGCGGCTCTGGCACGTTGTCTCAGCTAGAATTTAAAAAAGATTCTGGCGTTGTTAATGTCTTTGGAATTGCTGTTGATGGCACT